TGTTGAAAATGATAATCAAAGTGGAAAAAAACAACAAATTGCTGTATATTTAAATGATTATTTTCAATTTAATAAAGCATTAAATTTAATAAAAAAAGATTTAAGTAAATTCTATAAAATTGATAATAATATAAAATTTAAATTAAGAATTTCAAAAACTCCATGGAATTATGGAGCACATTTTGATTGTTTTGATGGAAAATTATTACAATTATTTAATCAAAGAAAAGTTGCTACACTAAATTATGATGTAATTAATAATGATTATTTCAAGATTAAAAATTCTTCAATCAATGATTTAAAAAATATATATAAAAATGTAAATGAAATAATATTAAATCCAGGAGATTTAATTGAAATACCACTTGGAATAACACATACTACTGAAGGTGATAATATATACTCTAATAAAAATATATCAATTTTATTAAGTTTTCATTTTAATAAAGAAAATAATAATATTTGTGAAAATAATTTTAAAAAATATTTTAAAAAAAGAATCACTGAATTAGAAAATGGAATAATTTAATATAAATAATTTTACATTAAATTTAATATAAAATTTATTATTAATATTTTTTATTAAAAATATTTTATTAAATTAGTAAATGCCTGATAAGAAAAAATACAACAAAACGACAAAAGCGAAAGCAACAAAAAAAACAACTCCAAAAAAATCACCTTCTAAATCTACAAAGAAAACATATACAAAGAAACAGAAAGGAGGAGGAGGAGGATGAGGAGGAACAACATCATCAAGACAAAGAGAACAAATTTTTGTTAATCTCTAATTGATATATAATCTGTAATATAATTTAGTTGTTATTAAATTAATGACAAAAATGAAGTATTATATCTAAATTCGTAAGAAAGATATAATATTGATTAAATTATAATTCAGAGTAATTCATTTTAATATTGCTATCAATCATAATTTTAACACCTTTTTCTTTTAATTTTTTACAATAAGAGTAGCTATCAGTAAATAGACTAACTCTATCTTCTTTAGTATAAGGTTCAAACCAAGGATATTCAATCTTTTCACTTATTCCTTTTTTAAGACATACCCAACCAAAATCTACAAAATCTGCTTCAAAATACCTATTATCAATTTTATCCATTTTAACAATTTCATCATTAGTCAAGAAATTAAATGTACCCTTTTCTTTGTAGAATTTATGATCAAATTTTTGAACAACATTAGTAATATCTCCTGGAACACTTAAAGTATAAACACCGCTTGTAACATCATAATCTGATTTTAAAAGTTTTTCTAAATCTTCAAATGTGAAAATAACATTAGGATTAATCCAAACAATATAATCATATTCAGCACTTCCTTGAAATGGTTTCTGGTCTTTATTATCTTGTAAAATATTACCACCAAGACATTTATTTCTTTCAATAAAAATATTACGGTCATTTTCTTGACATAATACTGGACGATAATTATTTAACAAACATTTAAGAAGTAATTCACTCCAACCTAAAACAAATCGACTATTAAATGTACTTCCTGGAATACAAAAAATAATTACTTTTTGTTTTTCTTGTTGTTTTTCTTGTTGTGAAGTACCTTCATCAATATCATCGATATTCAAATTTTCCATTATTATAATTTAAAATTACTTTAAATTTTAAATAGATTTCTAATATTTTTTTTTGAATTTAAATTATCATTTTTTGATTTTATTAAATTAAAATCAAAAAAATTTTCTTCTAATTCTATATTTTTATTTTGATAATATTTTTCATTATCCAAATTATAATCTATAGGATTAATAGATAAATTATTATTTAAGATATCATCAAAATAAAAATTATTTCTAATAATTGCGACTTTTGGCATTTATATACTATAATAAAATATATTTATAATTTATTTAAAATTTATTTAAAATTAATTCAAAAATTACTCTATAAGATGGTTGCTATCGGTATTGATTTAGGAACAACATATTCTTGTGTTGGAATATGGCAAAATGATAGAGTAGAGATTATATCAAATGACCAAGGAAATAGAACTACTCCATCGTATGTTGCTTTTAGTGAAAATGAAAGACTAATTGGCGATAGTGCTAAAAATCAAGCAAGTATGAATCCAAAAAATACTCTATATGATGCCAAAAGATTAATTGGTAGAAAATTTAATGATAATGTAGTTCAAGATGATATTAAAAGTTGGCCTTTTAAAGTAATTGAAAAAGATGAGAAACCTATGTTTGAAGTAAATTATTTAGATGAAACAAAAACATTTCATCCAGAAGAAATTTCATCAATGATTCTAGCAAGAATGAAGGAAGTTGCTGAAAGTTTTTTAAATACTGAAGTTAAAGATGCTGTAGTTACAGTACCAGCTTATTTCAATGATAGTCAAAGACAAGCTACAAAAGATGCCGGTAATATTGCGGGTTTAAATATTCTTCGTATTATTAATGAACCAACTGCTGCAGCAATGGCATATGGTTTAAATACTGATTCAAAGACTGAAAGAAATGTACTTATTTATGATTTCGGTGGTGGAACGTTTGATGTTTCTCTATTAAATATCGATGATGGAGTATTTGAAGTTTTAGCAACTAGTGGAGATTGTCATCTTGGTGGTGAAGATATTGATAATCGTTTAGTTAAACACTTTACAAATGAATTTAAGAGAAAACATAAGAAAGATTTATCTGGTAATCCTCGTTCTGTAAAGAGACTAAAAGTAGCGTGTGAGAGACTAAAGAGAACTCTATCATCAGCAAATCAAGCCCAGATCGAATTAGAAAGTCTATTTGAAGGAGTAGATTTCTTTTCTACAATGACAAGAGCACGTTTTGAAGAGATTAATGGTGATATTTTTAGGAATACTTTAAAACCAGTTGAAAATGTTTTACGTGATTCTAAAAAGTCAAAAAGTGAAATTCATGATATTGTATTGGTTGGAGGTACAACTCGTATTCCTAAGATTCAACAATTACTAAGTGATTATTTTAATGGTAAGGAATTATGTAAATCAATTAATCCAGATGAAGCAGTTGCTTATGGTGCCGCAGTTCAAGCATCTATCTTGTCTGGTGTTAAAAGTGAAGCAACAAAGGATATTCTGTTATTAGATGTTGCTCCATTGTCACTTGGTATTGAAACTGCTGGAGGAGTAATGACCAAATTGATTCCTCGTAATTCTACTATTCCTTCTAAAAAATCACAGACTTTTTCAACTTATGCTGATAATCAACCGGGTGTTTTAATTCAAGTATTTGAAGGTGAGCGCACTTTAACAAAAGATAATAATCTACTTGGTACATTTGAACTAACTGGAATTCCTCCAGCACCTAGAGGAACTCCTCAAATTGAAGTATCATTTGATGTAAATGCTGATGGTATTTTAAATGTGAGTGCTTTAGAAAAGTCATCTGGTAATAAAAAAGATATTACAATTACAAATGATAAAGGAAGATTATCACAAGAACAAATAGATGAAATGATTTCAAATAGTGAGAAGTATAAAGAAGAAGATGATAAGATTAGATTAAAGATTGAAGCAAGAAATGATTTAGAAAATTATTTGTATTCATTCAAGAATTCTATAAATGAAAGTGAGAAATTAGATGAAGATACTAAAAAAGAAGGTTTAGAAATGTTGGATAAAGAATTAAATTGGTTAGATGAAAATGATGATGCTGATACAGAAGAATATAAGAATAAAAAGAATGAATGTGAAGAGAAGATGAAACCTATTGTAGCAAAGATGTATGAAGGAACTGGTATGGATTCTAATATGGATGCCAATGAAGTTCCTACATCAATGCCAACATCACCAGATGGTCCAAGTGTTGATGAAGTAGATTAAAATTTTAATATAAATTTTAATATAAAATTTAATAAAAATTATTTTTTTATATAAATGAAAAGAACGCCACTTGAAGAAGTTTTTTATTATATTAAAATTGTTTCATATAGTTTAGCTGCGATTTTTGCTGGTTATACCGTAGTTGATTTACATCCAAAGTTTTTAGACGATTTTACTAAAGTAGAATATCAAATTTGTATTATATTTATATTAGCTGCTGGATTTTTTGATTTTAAAATCAAAGAATGGAAAAAAACAATTACTCAAATTTTAGTATTAACATTAGTATTAACTTTTATTTTACAAGTATTAAGATATTACAAAAAGATTCATCCAGAAATAACAGGTACTGAAGCAATAGATAATGAATGAAGTAACCAATTCTAAATAATTATATTTATAATTTATACTCCAGTTGAACCGAATCCACCAGAACCTCTTTCAGTATCTTCAAGAGAATCTAACAAAATCATTTTAGGTGTTTCAATCTTTTCTAGAATTAATTGAGCAATTCTATCATCTTTATTAACTACATAAGTATCTCCAGATAAATTATGTAGCATAATCTTTACTGGTCCAGTATAATCTCTGTCAATTACACCGGCATTTACCATAATACTCTTTTTAGATAATCCGCTTCTTGGAGCAATTCTACCATAAGTTCCAATTGGAACCTTAAAAGATATTCCAGTATCAAATAATTTAGTTTGCCCGGGTTCTATATCACCAGCTTCATTAGTATATAAATCATAACCAGCAGCATCTGGAGATCCTCTTTTTGGCATTATGGCATCTTCCGCATTAAACTTAATCTGTAAAAGTGAATTATTATCCATCTTATAAATTTTATATTAAAATTTTATAATATTCAAATCAAATTTTTAAATTCTTTTTCAAAATTGTAATTAAAAATTTTATATTAAAATTTACATTAAAAATTTTATATTAAAATTTACATTAAAAATTTTATATTAAATTTTTGTATAAAATAATAGATAAGCATTATTTAAATGATTTTCAAATGTTTTTTTATCAATAAATGTAATTCTTGTATCATCAATTATACCCCAACTTTTACTATATACTAAACTATAATAATGACCACCTCTAATATTTCCAATATGACAAGATACAGCACATAATCTATATTTATTATCATTACTAGAGATAACAAATTCTGACAAATCAATTTCAGTTGGAATATCTATAAATGTATTAATTTTAGTCATCAAATCTCTTTCTCTATCATATCCAAAACGTTTTAGACAAATAACAAGAGTTGAAGGTAATTTCCAAAATTTAATAACTTTATCACTTTTAGCATATTGATTACATTCATCACATTTCCATTTAGAATCTTCATCAATATTAAGATGTATTTTAGAAATATGATTTTCTATACAATTTCTAAGAGGAGTTCCATTTTTAAATTGCCCTAATTCAATATCCATTACACAAGATATATCATGATTATGATGGATATGTTCGCAAGAACCACATACAATCTGAGATATGCTATGATAATACATAATTTCATTTAGTTCAGAATATTCATTCTTTAATGTTTCAAACCACTTAATATTACATTTATTTTTTAATTCATCTAATTGATTACTAGATTTAATTGTAAAAGTTTCTTTAACATTATCCATATTTACAATTGTTTTAATTTCTTCACTGAGTTTATTGATAATTAATAGAAATATCTCATGAACATCATTTTGTTGATTAACTTCTATGTAATCAAATTTGATTGCTAAAGTATTTAGAAATCTTTTAGGATTTAGAGAATGACCTTGATTCCACATACTATTAAAAATGGATTGTAGTTCCTTAATCATATAGATTTTATCATCATCTATTCTATCATAATAATCTTTTGATAAAATAAACTCTCTAAAAACTGGACAAGAAAGCAGACATTGTATTAGCGTATTAATATAACAAGTGGCACCTACATTTAGCAGACCAGTTCTTTTATTGTAATTATTATTTAATTTGATAACATTTGTATATTTTGAAATATCCATAATGGCATTGACTATTAAATAATAAAAAAAAATTAGTTTTAAATTGGTTTATATAATTAATAATTATTATTTATATATTTTTTCATTAAACGAATTACATCATTTCCTTTATATCCACAAAAATGATTAAATATATGAGAATTATTTATATTTAATTTTAAATTATTATATTTAGTTCTTTCATCAAATACAACATTATTTAGACTAATGTCATATAAATTATGTTGGCATAATTTATAATTTATATAAGGTTGGTCTCCATATTTTAAGTTTTTTATATTGTATTTTTTATCATTTTGAAAAAAATTCCATATTTCTTTAAATATTTCTTTAATATTATTAGATGGTTTAAATAACATAATTCCAGAGCAAAATGGTTTTTGTTTTAAAATTTTTGGGTCCTTAGTCAATAAACCAGCATACCAATTATTATCTTGATTTTTAGGAGCAGTTTTATGTGTATATACATTTACTTTCTCATTATTATATTTTAAGTTTGATAATCTTTTCATAACTATTATGTCTGTATCTAAATATAAAAATGTGTCATTTTCTTTCCAATCTAAAATATCTAACATTTTAAGACGATATGCAAATGCATCATTAATGTCTTTACAATCATTTACTTTTATGACATTTACATCATCTATATTGCAATCTATATTAGTAATTAAATCTATTTGACCATTAAAATTACCATTTTCTCTAATACTTTTTATAGATAATTTTGCTTGCTCAATATATGTTTGTTTAAAAAAGGCACATAATACAATTCTTAAATTTATGTTATTTTTATATTTTTCGTTTATATTTTCTTTTATATAATTGTAATTTTTAATATAATATTTTAGATATATGAATAAAAATAATATAATTACTAATAATAAAATTAAATATTTTGTATATATTTTCATTT